AACGCTTACTTTGCCATCAACCAGTGGCACAATTCTAACAAGTGCAAGTACAGCAACTACATCAACCAATTTGGCTGGTGGATCAAACGGGACAATTCCTTACCAATCAGCAAGTGGCACAACTCAAATGTTGGCAGTTGGCACTAGCGGTCAGGTATTGCAAACAAACGGGGCTGGCGCACCAACTTGGGTAACACCTAGTTCTGGTTTATCTGCATCTGCAGACAATACTTTCACAGGAACACAAACATTCTCAGGATCATCATCAAAAACAGCAATTGTCTTGAATGATGCCGCCGAGATAGCAACAGTCTCAGCTACAGCAGCTACTGGCACGATTAACTACGACATTACCACTCAGTCAGTCTTGTACTACACCAGCAATGCATCTGCTAACTGGACAGTTAACTTCCGTGGCTCTAGCGGTACATCGCTGAATACTTTGATGAGTACAGGTCAGTCAATGACTGTGGCTTTCTTGGTTACTCAAGGCTCTACTGCCTACTACAACAGTGCTGTGCAAGTTGATGGCACTACGTCAGGTGTAACAACACGCTGGTTGGGTGGTGCGCCTACTGCTGGTAATGCAAGTGGTATCGACAGTTATCGCTATCTCATTATCAAGACAGGCAGTGCAACCTTTACTGTCTTGGCAAGCAACACACAATTTAAGGCTTAAACCATGCCATTACAAGCTACAAGCGGTGCAGCTAGTTACGATGCCTTTGGTGGCGGGGCTCCTGCTGGGCCTGCAACATATATTGAGGATGTGTTTTCTACTTATCTTTATACAGGTACATCACAACCTGGTAATAGCAGCGCCTACGGATATTTGGTAAATAACATTGATTTATTGACTAAAGGCGGGATGATTTGGACAAAAGACCGTTCAAATAACGCCACTGGAACAAATGACAACGTGATTGTTGATACATTGCGTGGTACTGGAACATGGCCTGCCGGTATTAGTAATAGCCCTTACATGCTAAAAACAAATACAACAGCGGCTCAAGTCACAATGAGTGACGCTATTCAAGGCGTAACTACTACTGGGTATTACATAGGCCCAGGCAATACTGGCGTTGATGCGATTAATACACTTAACAATAACTACGTCTCATGGACATTCCGAGAGCAACCTAAGTTTTTTGATGTTGTGACTTATACGGGGAACGATGCTACAGACCGACAAATTTCACATGCACTAGGGTCAGCTCCGGGTTGTATTTTTGTGAAAAGCACTAGTAATACACAAGATTGGTTTGTAAACCATCGTGCTTTACCATCTTTAAATTCATATCTTAATTTAAATACCACTGCCGCTTCTACTACTGGATTTAATTGGGGAACAGGTGGTGGTGTTGCCCCAACAAGCACGGTTTTTACTGTTGGCGATAACGCTAATGTTTCAGGTCGAACTTACGTAGCCTACCTATTCGCCCATAACGCAGGGGGCTTTGGCCTGACGGGTACGGACAATGTGATTAGCTGTGGAAGCTTTACATCTAGCGGTAGCGGTACTGCTTCAATTACCTTGGGGTACGAACCTCAGTGGGTAATGATTAAATGCACAACCACTTCTGACTCATGGTACATAACAGATACTATGCGAGGAATGCCAGCAGGCCCTGCTACAACATCACCTTATTTAGTTCCTAATACTTCTGCGGCAGAAGCATCATGGGGTAATGTTAATGGCGTTAACGCAACTGGGTGGTCTACTGCTGGTTTGCCAGCATCTCAAACATTCATCTACATAGCCATACGCAGAGGCCCTATGAAAGTGCCTACGGATGGGACTAAGGTGTTTACGCCACAAATTGCGACCAGCAGCGGTTCAGCTTCAAACACTGTCACGACAAATTTCCCTGTTGATTTAGCTATTTCCCAGTACAGAAGTGCTTATTTTGCAGAATGGTTTGACAGACTGCGTGGAGATTCTCAATCTACATATGTTCGTTTACGTTCAGCAAGCACTGCGGCAGAAGCAACAGGTTCAGGCGGTCTTGGCTTAGACAGCAACACAGGATATGTGGACAATTACGATTGGCAGAACATTGGTGGCGGCAATTATGTTTACTGGAACTTCCAACGCGCCCCATCATTCTTTGATGAGGTTTGCTATACGGGTACGGGAGCCACAAGGACTGTGACGCATAACTTAGCAGCAGTGCCTCAATTAATAATTACAAAAGTAAGAAGCTCCGCTGGTTATGGTTGGTTTGTCTATCCCTTAGATGCCACAAAATACATGGAGTTAAATAGCACTAGCGCAGCGGGGGTAACTTCATCTGCTTGGAACGATACTGCTCCAACGTCTAGTGTATTTACTGTAGGCCCAGCAGACCAAACTAATTTGAGCGGAGCAACGCTTGTAGCTTATCTATTTGCAACTTGCGCTGGTGTAAGCAAAGTATTCAGTTTTACAGGTACTGGTTCATTGCAAACTATTAACTGTGGGTTTACTTCTGGGGCGAGGTTCGTTTTAGTAAAAAGAACTGACTCTACGGGTGATTGGTATGTGTGGGATTCTGCACGAGGTATTTCATCATCAACAGACCCCTACCTTTTATTGAACTCTACAGCCGCAGAAGTAACTTCAACAAACTGGGTTGATACAACATCAACAGGATTTCAAGTTACAGCCGCTTCAGGTAATAATGTAAACATTAACGGAGCAACCTACATAGGTCTTGCAATTGCCTGATGGAATACATATACATTATTGAAAACAGTAAGACGGGAAAGTTCTACATTGGTAGGACTAATGACCCGTCTGCTAGGAAGCGTTGCCATTTGTCTGAGTTAAGACGAGGTGTGCATGGAAACCCTAGACTGCAAGCATCTTTTAATAAACATGGCAAAGATGCTTTTGAGTTCAAAGTAGTAGATTCTGCAACTCCTGAAATGATTACTGCTAAAGAAGCTGAATGGTTTTCTGCTTTTGATGAAAATAAAGATTATTTGTATAACTGCCATTTTGAGACTTATGGTGGCCCAAAGATTTTTAAACCATTATCAAAAGAAACTGCATCAAAGATTTCAGAATCAATTAAGAATGGCACAAGAAAGTTTATCTTTGATATTCTTGATGAGCGTTATGCTGGTGCATCCATAAGGTCTTTAGCAAAGAAATACAGTGTAGGTGCTAATACTTTATTGGACTACACGCCTGAATGGGAAAAGTTGCGTAGTTTAACAATGCCCAAAAGTGTCCAATCTGAACAAACTCGTAAAAGAGTTAAAGTGTTTGTAGCGGCTTTTGAGTTTTATGGACACGATGCTTTTCGCAATCTTAATAAATTTAAGATAACTAGGAGTTCGCTTAAAAAGTACTTGCCTGAATTTGGCATGACATTTGAGCAAGTGTTAATCAGGACATAAGGAATCAAAATGCAAATTAGAACACAAGACGGTCAAGTAATGTACGAATCAGAATTTCGTGCATATATCAAATCCAATGGTGGCCCTACATGGGATACAACAACAACTGAGGTGCTAGAAGCCTTGGGTGCTGATGTAATCTTTGAAGGCCCACAAGCCACTGGCGGCACTGTCTACCAATACTCTGTTTACGGCGGTATTGAGCAGATTGATGGCAAGTGGTATACCAAATGGAATCTAGGCCCATCGTTCTTTGACACTGAAGATGCTGAAGGCAATGTAACCACTGCCGCACAGAATGAAGCCGCTTACAAAGCCGCTAAAGACGCAGAGCAAGCCAAGTCTGTTCGTGCCTCTAGGGATGCCAAGCTATCTGAGACTGATTGGCGGTTTCGCAGTGATATGACACCCTCACAGGCATGGAAAGACTACTGCCAAGCCTTGCGTGATGTGCCATCTCAGGCTGGTTTCCCTTGGACTATTGAGTGGCCTGTCGCACCATGAGCCCAGAACTTGAAAAGTACTATACCGACCGCTTTGACATGATGTCAACAGAGGGTTGGAAGGATTTGACTATTGATATTGACAATATGATAGAGTCGCTTAATAATCTAAGCGTTATTCCTGATGAAAAGACCTTAATGTTCAAAAAAGGTGAACTTTCCATCTTGACTTGGCTGAAAACCTTGAAAGAGGTCAGTGAACGAGCCTACGAGGAATTGAATGAAAAGAATTTATGAATTTGTCTGCGAAAGTGGACACAGAATTGAGAGACTTTGTGATTATGAGGCGCAAATAACTCAGTGTGAGTGCGGTGGTTCAGCCAATCGCACAATCTCTGCTCCAAGCATTAACTTGGAAGGGTGGTCGGGTCATTTCCCATCTTCATGGATGAAATTTGACAAGAAACATCGTGATAAGTTGGTGCAAGAGCGTAAAACCACAACATAAGCATTAATGCCGTTGTGTCATCCTAGAACCCAAAAGTGGCAGGAAAAGGAAAAAATATGTTAGTAGATAACCCAGACGAGATGTTAGGCGAGTTAGAGACTGTTGAAAAGCAGAAACTTGAATCAACTATTGAGCCGATGAGTAATGACATTCCCGACAAGTATCGGGGTAAAGAGTTGTCAGACATCATCAAAATGCACCAAGAAGCAGAAAAGCTGATTGGTAAGCAAGCCCAAGAAGTTGGCGAAGTACGCAAATTAGCAGATGAACTCATCAAACAAAACCTTGCGGGTAAACACCAACATATTAAAGAGGAAGAACCTGAAGTAGATTTCTTTGAAAATCCACAGGAAGCGGTTCGTAAAACTGTTGATAACCATCCTGATGTACTTGCGGCTAGACAAGCTGGTCAAGAGTTCAAAAAGATGCAGATTCAGCAAAAGTTGGCGCAGGAGCATCCTGATTTCGGTCAGATTGCTCAAGATGCAGACTTTGTAAATTGGGTGAAATCTTCACCGATTAGGATTAGTCTGTATGCGAAAGCTGATGGTGAATTTGATTATGATAGTGCTAATGAATTGCTGAGTACCTACAAGCAGTTGCGTGGTGTTAAGGC